CTTCTTGTTGGTATGGATTTTCCCATCAAGCTCGAGCGCTACGCGATGGTCTGGGAAAGCGAAGTCTATGATGTACGGTCCAACAGGGAGCTGGGGGACGACGGGGACGCCGGTAACTTGCAGGAGGCCCCAAAGTTGGGCCTCGCTTGGGGTGAGCTTGTTTCGGTAGCGTTCGGCAATGGCGCGGGACATCTTGATACGGACCGCGGGGTCTTTAGAAGGATTGCGTTCGCTCATGCGGCGCGAGTGTCGGGCATAGAGCTCGCTAGTTTCTTTGGTCTTCCCGTAATGCGGGTGCTCGCGCCCGCGGAGGCGCGGGCGCCTTCGATTGGTAATGGCAGCTTGTGCTGCTTTGCTGCGAACGGGAATTTGATGCCGCTTGCACCAGGTGGAAAGCGCGGTTTTGCCAAGGCCGAGACGACGTTCAAGTTCCCTAAGGGAGTGCCCTTTTTCCCAGTGTTCCCGGAGAATAAAAGCCTCGAGTTTATCGCGGTCCCTAAGGAGATTTCCAATTTCTTCCATACAACTACAATAACAGATATTGCAGTTGTCGATAGCCCGTCAGGTTGGGTGTGCGATCTCTCGGTTGTTGAAGATGAAAGCTATACGATCTTAGGCGCAGTTGTGCACAACTGCAGGAGCGGGATCCGCGCCCTCACCGAGGCCGAGGCCCGGGCCCGGGGGGTCGCCGAGACGCCGCCCGCGGCCGAGCCGCCCCAGGAGGGCTTTGGCCTGCCCCCCGACGCCGAGGACTGGGGCGACACCTACGCCCGGGGCCTGCGTTCGCGGATCGGCGACCCGGGCAACTGGGTGGAGGCCTTCGCCGGCGAACCGCCCGACTGGCGGACTTACGGCCGCCCGGAGAAGCTCCCTGCCCGGCCTGCTCCGGCGAAGCCGCTGCCCACCCTCGAGGAGGTAGGCGACCGCGCGAAGTGGCTCGCGCTCCTCGCCGAGGCGCTTGGGGAGCTACCCGCGTATTTCAAGGATCCGACCGGCTTGCCGGCGCTGGTGGATTCGCGCCTCATCGACCACCTGCGGCCGGATGGGCGCGAGCGCTTTCTTTCCTGGCTCCCCGACCTGATTCAAGACCCGGAAGAGGTCTGGCTGGTCCCGATGAAAAGGGTCGGCGGGCGGAGGATCGTCTTCCGGCAGCGCTACTTGAAGATCTACCGCCACGGCCGGAAGCGGCACGTGATCTTAATCATGGAGTTTCATCGCGGTGTTTTGGTCGGATTTACCTTCTTCGAGACCAAGGACGCGGCGTATTTTCGCCGTATGCGCTTGGGGTTTTTGAGGTACGCGAAAGAGTGAGGAACCGGCCTCCTGGAAGGCCGGTCGTCCTGCACCGGGGTATCGGGAACCCAGGCCCACCCCGGCGGGTTTCTAGAGACAGCTTACCACGGAAAGGAGGAGTGATGGAGGTTCTGCGGCTGGCGGCAGGGCTTGAGCTCTCGCCGGGTGGTGGTGGATTGCCCCGGGAGTTTCGCATCTTCCCCTTCGGGGAGATCGAGACCACCAAGGGGGTCTTCCGCTTCGACGAGGAGGCGGCCCGGCGGGTGATCGAGGCCTGGCGGGACTACGGCAACCGGCTGCCGATTGACTACGAGCACCAGATCTTCGACCCCGTCGCCAACGGGCCGGTGCCCGCCGCCGGGTGGTTCGACCTCGAGCTCCGCGCCGATGGCCTCTGGGCGGTGAACGTCGAGTGGACGCCGAAGGCGGCGGAGCTCCTCAAAAACCGCGAGTACCGCTACTTCTCGCCGACCTTCCGCACCGACGAGGAGGGTCGGATCGTCCAGCTCGTCAACGTCGCTTTGGTGAACCTGCCGGCCACCAAGCGCATGGAGCCGCTGGTGGCCAAGGCGGTGCCCTTCGAGGGCGGGGAGGTGGTGGACGGCGCCTGGGACGCCGACGCCGCGGTGGCCCGGGTGCGGAGGTGGGCGAGCAAAGACGGGAGCGGAAGCAAGGAGACGATCGACTGGGCTAAGTACCGGAAGGCGTTCGCCTGGTACGACGCCAAGGACCCTGAGAACTTCGGGAGCTACAAGCTGCCCCACCACGACGTGCGGGATGGGCGGCTTGTGGTCCACCGCCGGGGGGTGATCGCGGCCGCCGCCGTGCTGCAGGGGGCCCGGGGCGGGGTGGACATCCCGGCCTCCGAGCTGCCGGCGGTCAAGCGGCACATCGCCCGGCACTACCACCAGTGGGGCGAGAAAGCCCCTTGGGAGAGGGAGGAGAAGATGAAGGTTTTGCTGAAGGCACTGGGACTCAAGGAGGACGCCGGAGAGGCCGAGGCCCTCGAGGCGCTGACCCGGCTCAAGGGGGCGCTCGAGGAGGTCCAGGCCCTCACCGGCAAGCAGGACGCCGCCGAGATGCTCGGCGTGGTCCGCGCCTGGAAGGAGGCGGCGGCGAAGGTCGAGGCGCTCTCCAAGCGCGTGGCCGAGCTCGAGGCCGAGCAGGAGCGGGTCGAGCGCGAAAAGCTCATCGAGCAGGGCCTCAAGGAGGGCAAGCTCACCAAGGCCCTGGCCGAGCGCTGGGCGCGCGAGGTCGATCTGAAGACGCTCAAGAGCTACCTCGAGGCCGCCCCGCGGATCGTGCCCCTCGGCGAGGCGAGGGAGCCCGCCGGGGGCAACGAGCAAAGCCTTGGCGGAAAGAAGTGGGAGGAACTGAGCCCGATGGAAAAGCACAAGCTCTACCTGGAAAACCCTGAGCTCTACCAGGCCTTGAAGGCCGACTACGAAAAGCGGAAGGGAGGTAAGTAATGGCTCTCACCACCCGTGCTGACCTGGTCATCCCCGAGATCTTGCAGGAGGCGGTAAAGGGCGCCTTCCAGGGCGTCACCGCCCTGTGGGGCACCGGCGCCGCCGTCACGGCTGACACGTTGCCCGGCAACGTGGATGGCGGGGACAAGGTCATCGTGCCCTACTTCGGCGTGCTGGGCGATCTGGAGGACGTGGCCAACGAGGGCGACGCCCTCACCCCGACCAAGCTGACCATGACCAGCGAAGAGGCCGTCGTACAGCATTCTGGGAAGGCCTTCGAGATCACCAACTGGGCGCAGATGGCCGCCTTCGGCGACCCCTACGCCGAGGCCGCGCGGCAGATGAAGGAGGCGGTCATCCGCCGGGCCGACAAGGCACTGATCGACAAGGCCGCCGGCACCTCGCTGGTCAAGGACGTCTACGACGCCTCGAACCCCAAGACCCTCGACTGGGACACCCTGATCGAGGCCAAGCTCCTCTGGGGCGACGAGCAGGACGACATCGCCCTCCTCGTGGTGCACTCCAAGGTCTACGGCGACCTGCTCAAGCTCAAGGACGGGCAGGGGCGGCCCCTCTTGGTGGACCCCGGGGACGGCAAGCTTCAGCGCTTCGCCGGCATCCCGGTGGCCGTCAGCGACCGCCTGCCGGTGAGCAGCGACAACCCGCCCAAGTACACCAGCTTGATCGTCAAGCGCGGGGCGCTCGCCTTCTGGTTCAACGGCAACCCCACGGTCAAGACCGACGAGGACATCCTGGCCGACTCCACCGTCGCCGCTATCCACGTCTACTGGGTGGCCCACCTCTACAGCCGGATGCCCGGCTCCACCAAGCCCGGCGCCGTCAAGATCATCACCAACTAAGGGGGCGGCCGATGGGCATCGGAACCCTGAGGCGCTACCGCCGGTTGAAGGCCGAGGCCAAGCGGAAGCAGGGTGAGCCTGGGCTGGCCTCGGCCTTCGAGGCCAAGGTGAAGGAGGCGCCCTGCACCCCCTTGCCCGAGGACTTCCCTGGCCGTGACGCGCTCGTCACCGCGGGGCGGGGCTGCCTCGAGGACCTGAAGGGGGCGAGCCTCGAGGAGCTGACCAAGATCAAGGGCATCGGCAAGAAGACCGCCGAGAAGATCCTTGCCGCCCTGGAGGAGTAAGTGCCGGCCTACGCCACCCCCGCCGAGCTCGACGCCCTGGCGCTGCCGCCGGACGTGGCCTCTGCCGCTACCGACGCCGAAAAGGAGGCGGCCCTTGAGGCCGCCTCCCGCCTCACCGACTCCTACCTGGCCGCGGCCGGCTATGCGGTGCCCCTTACGACCTGGGGCGACGACCTGAAAAACGCCGTCTGCGCCATCGCGGCCTACGACCTCGCCGTCTCCAAGGGGCTTGCCCCTGAAGACGGCGAGGGCTCGAACCTTTACCTCAGAAAGCGGGACGCCGTCCGCTGGCTTGAACGGGTGGCGGCGGGCACGGCGAAGCCCAGTGGAGTGGGCCAGGAGACGGGTGGCAGCGCCGCCGTGGTCTACGCCATCACCGACGAAAAGCGGGGGTGGTGAGTGCCGCTCGTTCTGGAGGCAAGGGGGCTCGAGGCCCTGAAGCGCCGGCTCGCGCGGCTTTCCGAGCCCGACTTCGAGGGTGCTCTGGCCGCCATCGGTCAGGCGCTCGTCGAGAAGGTCGAACAGAGTTTTGAGCGCGAGGCCGACCCCTACGGCGAGCCCTGGAAGCCCCTCGCGCCGTCGACGTTGGAGAAGCGTCGCAAGAAAGGCCGAGGGGCGAAGATCCTCCAGGACACCGGGGTCATGCGCCGGAGCCTGAACTGGCAGCTACGCGGGCGGAACGCAGTGGCGGTGGGGTTTTCCGACAAGAAAGCCGTCTGGCACCAGGAAGGCACCGAGCGCATCCCCGCCCGCCCGATGCTGCCCTGGAAGAAGGGGCCGGGCGGCGTGGTCCTGCCCCGCTCTTGGATGAAGGAGATCGAGGACGCGTTGGAGGCGCTTTTCGATGGCGAACCCGCTTGACGACGCTGCCCGAGCGCTCCTCGCCCACGCCCTGGCCCTGCCTGGGGTGAAGGGCGGGCGGACCGGTGAGGGCGGACCCGTCCCCGAGACCCCCTTCGTCGAGGTGGGGGACGGGGTGAGCGAGCTCGAACCCGTCTCCGCCGGTGCCGGGGCGATCTACCATGCGAGCCTCGGGTTCTACGTGCTCTTCTACGTGCCCTACACGGGCGCGGACCCCGAGGCCGAGAAGGCTACCCTGCGCGAGCTGGTCTGGGGGTTCTACCAGGCGGTGAAGGCCGATTACGCGCTCGGCGGGGTGGCTAGGTACGCCCGCGTGCGGCGCTGGGACATCGACCTCACCGCCCGCGAGAAAAGGCGGCTCTGGTATGCCGCCATCGAGGTGGAGGTGCAGCTTGAAGCTTAGATACACCCCCAACAAGGACGCCAAAGCCTTCGCCCCGGGCCTCCGCCCGGGGCAAGTGCTTGAGGTGGACCGTGAGGAAGGCCTTCGGCTCCTCGAGACCGGGGCCTTCGAGCCCATCGAGGAGCCGAAGGCCAAGCAGAAGAAAAGCAAGGGAGGTAAGTGATGGGCACCGCACAGCTTGCCCACATCGGCATCGGCAAGGAGACCAGTTGGGGCACAGGCGTAGCCCCGTCGGTCTTCCTGCCCGGCAGCAAGGACATCAACATCGAGATCGCCCGCCTGCGCATCGAAGGCCCCCACGCCACCCTTGCCCAGCTACGCTCCGACGCCGGGCGGAAGAGCGTGCGCGGCGGCATGAGTGGCGTGCCGGCCTACACCGACGCAATGGGCCACTTGCTACGGGCGCTGCTCGGGGCGCCGACCACCACCGGGTCCGCCGCCCCCTACACCCACACCTTCAAGGCCGACACCGCGCCGGTGGCCGCCGACCACCCCCGCCCGCCCTACTCGCTGCAATGGACTGCGGACGGCGTGACCCGGCGGTACGTCGGCGGGCAGCTCTCGCAGGTCACCTTCAGCCAGCCCGCGAACGACTACCTCAAGCTGAACCTGGACTGGATCTTCAAGGACCACCAGGACGGCGTCAGCGCGGCTACTCCGACCTTCCCTACCGACGCGGTGTTTGGGTTTCGCGACCTGGCGGTGAAGCGGGCAAACTCCGCCCTCGGAATCAAGGTCGAGTCCCTCGAGCTCACCATCAACAACAGCCTCGAGCCCGTCGAGGCCGTGGGGGACGACACCATCGCCGCCGTGGACATCGGCACGGTCACCGCCGAGGCGCAGCTCACCCTCGAGTTCAACGACGCCGCCATCTACAGCGACTTCGTGAACGACGCCGCGCAGCGCTACGACTTCACCTGGACCCGGGGCACCAAGAGCCTGACGGTCACCTTCCATCGGGCGGTGGTGGCCAGCCACGGCCAGCCGATCCCCGCGAGTGGGCGGCTTACCGCCGTGGTCACCCTCGCTGCTGAGCTGGATCCGGCGAGCGGCGGCTTCGTGGACGTGGTCCTGACGAACGACACCGCGAGCTACTAGGAGGACGCATGGGCATCGCCGAAAAACTCAAGGAGTACCAGGCAAAGCGGTTCGTCTTCCGCTTTCCCGACGGCGAGGAGCTCCTGCTCCGGCCGGTGCGAGCGATCGAGGTCATCCCCCGGCTGGGGGTGGCGCCGGACGCGGTGGGGCGGTTCCTCACCGCTGGCGAGGCCAGCGCAGAGACCCTGGACCCCGCCGACGTGCCCCAGGCGGCCCTACTGGCCGGGCGGCTCGAGGAGGCCTACTACGTCTACGGCATCGTAGACGTCGCGATCTGCTTCGACCACGAGGCCCTCGAGGGCAAGTGCCCGGACGGGGCGGTGCCGGTGAGCACATTCAAGGCCTGGGTCCGGGACCAGTACGGGGAGGAGGTCCTCGCTGCCCTCGAGCGTCGGCTTCGCGAGGTCTCCGGCGAGATCCGGCCCGAGGAGGTGGCCCAAGACCGGGAATCCTTTCGTGCGGTGGCTAAGGGCCCTGCACTACATGGGGAAGACGTACGGGACGAACCCGATCGAGTTTCTGAGCCTGCCCCTAAATAGGTTCGCGCTGCTTCTCCTCATCTTCGAAGAGGGTAGCGCCCACGAGCAGCTGATGGCCGAGAAGGAACGCCAAAAAGCAGAGCTGGAGGCCCGCCGTGCCGCGCAATGAGCTCGAGATCGTCCTCCGCCTCAGGGACGAGGCCACCCGGGCCCTGAAGCGGGCTCAGGGGGCCCTGAAGGGCCTCGAGGGCGAGCTCAAACGGGCCAAGGCGGCAGCGGCGCGATTGAACGCCGAGCTGGAGCGGGCGGCCCCGGCGAGCCGGGCCCTCGCCGTGGCGCTGGCCGCTGGCGGTACTGGCGCCGCTATTGCGCTGAAGTCCTTTGCCGAAGAGGCTTACCGCGCTCAAGTAGGCTTGCGCCTATTCCAACGTCAGCTGGAGCGCATGGGGCAGGATGTGCAAGCCGGTCAACGAGAGCTTGAGCGCATTGCTGACCGCCTTGGCGTCCTGCCTCAAAAGCTCGCCGATTACGCCACTCAGCTGTTGCGGCAGGGGCTCTCAATGAAGGAGATTTCCATCCTCTTTGAGGGCGCCGCCGCTTCGGCCCTTGCCGCAGGCAAGGACGTGATGACCGGCATTGATGCGGTGACCAACGCCATCGTGAACCAGATGTCCGTTTACCTCAACTACGCCGGCATCGCCGAAAACCTCGACGTCGCCTACCGCGAGTACGCCAAGACGCTCGGCAAGACCGTGGACGCGCTGACCAAGGAGGAGCGGGCTCGGGCGGCGGTGCTCCTGGTGCAGCGGGCTACCAAGGAGGAGGTTGCCGATCTTGACACCCTCCTCGGCGGCTTGACGGGCAAGCAAAATGCCTTCAATAAGGCGCTCACCGAGTTCCGTTTGACCCTGGGCAACGCCGTTCTGCCCGCCTACACCCGGGTGCTTGAGATATCCACAGAATTTGTCCGAAAGCTTCAGGCATTGCCCGCCCTACTGCAGAAGTACCGCAACGGCATTGAAATCCTGGCGGGAGCGATTGCAGGGGCTCTTGTCCCATCGCTGATTCAAGCCGCCCGTGGCGTCGCGCTCTTTATCCGCAACCTTTCTCCGTGGCTCTTAATCGGCGCGACCGCCGTATCTGTACTCAAGCTGCTCGGGGTCAAGTTCGACGACGTGATCAGGGTCATTAACCGTTTCGCGCAAGGTCTCTCAGGCCTATGGCAGATCGGTAAGGCGGTTTTTGAGGGTCTCATGCTAGCGGCCCTCGATTTATACGACTCATTCAAGCACGCGCCGCAGCTATTCGCGGCGCTTGGGCGCATATTCGTTGCCCCATTTAATGGCTTGCGGGAGGCCATTGACAGCGCGGCTGAGGCTATGCGCCGCCTGTTTGCTGGCGATTTCTCTGGAGCGGCGAAGGCGGCGTCGAAGGCAAACCCAGTCACCGCGATGGCGAAGGCCATGCGGGAAGCGCGGGGCGAGCTTAGCCGCGCATGGAACGAGATCGTTGCTGAGTTCGAAAAAGACCAAGGAGTTTACGATCAGATCTACTCCGATCTCTCCGAGGGTTGGAAGAAGCTTGCTGATGCCATCACCGGCAAAGTCTCGCCGGCTACGTTCGACTTCAAAAAATTGCTCGAAGGAACCAAGGAAACGGTAGATGAGTTCCTTGGTGTAGCTGGGAAAGCCGGCGATAAACTGGGCATCTTCAACACCACCCTCCAAACCACCGCCACCACCAGCACCGACGCCGCGGACGGACTGAAGAAGACCGGCGATGCGGCCGAGGAGGTGGGAAACAAAGCAGAGGAAGCTGCCGAAAAGGTCATGACGCTGAACGAGGCGATCCAGCGCCAGCTTGACCTTCTCGGCAAGGCAGCGCCGCGCGAGGCCATCGGCGGGCACGCCTACACCGCCATCGTTTCGCCGCGTGGCGAGCCACCCACCGCCGGCGGGATCGGAAACGCGGAGCTGCTGCGCAGAAAGACCACCCAGCAGTTGCAGCAGCTCAGGCGCCAGATCCGCGCCGAGCGGAACATCCTGCGGGCGGAGGCCGTCGACGCCGGTGCTGCTACTGCCGAGGGTTTCTTCGAGGGGTTGAGATGGGCCCAGCGCGATGCCATCCGCCGCGCTTGGAACCGCGAAGCCCTGTTCGACCAGTTCAAGGGGCTTTGGGGTGAGGACCCGTTTGCCGGCGTTGACGCGGCAATTGCCATTAATCAAGGCGCTTCCAGGCCTACGCGAGCGGAGCAGGATCGGCGCCGAGCCCAGGCGGAGATGGCCGAGTACCTGGCTAAGCAGTACCAGGAAGCCGTCGAGTGGGCCCAGCGCCTGCAGGCGGAGGCCGAGCGCATCGCTGAACTCCGCTTCGGCGAGGGCTGGGAGGCGAGCGTCGCCGCCGTTCGCCGGAGTTTTGCCGACGCCACCGAGGCCATGCGCTACTTCTGGCGGGATGGGGAGTTAACCAAGGAAGAGATCGCCTTGCTGCGGGCGGCGTTCGGTGACCTGCCCCCGGCGGTCAAGGCGGTGGGCGGTGAGCTCGAGGCCCTGCAGACCAAATTCAAGCTCGGCAAAATCGGGGTCAAAGACTACCGGGCTTCCCTCGAGGCCATGCGCGACGGCCTCCGGGAGCTCCTCGACCAGACCAAAGAGGGCACTCCCGAGTGGCAGGCTTACGCCGAAGCCCTTGAGCGCGTCGAAGAGCTCCTCGGCAAGTTGCCCGACAAGGCCGAAAAGACCGCGGAGTCGATCGCAAAAATCAGCGACGCCCTGGACAAGATTCAGACCGCCTACTCTGGCCTCGACCGCATCCTCTCTTCGGTGGGCAAGGTGGGTAAGGACACCGGTAAGGCAATACGGGATCTGTGGGGCGGAGCCGCAGACCTGGCTAAGGCCATTCCGGTAGTGGGCAACTTGTTGAGCAAGGTCTTCAACTTCTTTGGCACCATCGCGCAGGGGCTTTACAAACTCACCTGGCAGGCCACTATCGAGAGTCTGAACCGGGCTAAAGAGGCCTACGAGAAGCTCGGCGAGCAGATGGTGCTAATCCACCAACGGGCCTACGCGAAGATCGAGAAATACAAGGAAAAGTACCTCTTCGGGTTGATTCAGGTCGATCGCTACAAGGTCGAGATCGACCAGCTTGGACTCAAGATCGCTCAGACCCTGGAGAGCGGCGTGCTGGGTGGCCTCAAAAACGCGATGCGGGCGTTCCTCGAGGGCGCCGAGGACTGGCAGGAGCAGCTAAAAGCCGGCCTACGCTCGGCGATCGAGGAGGCCGTGATCGAGGCGGTGATCCAGGGCGCCCTCATCAAAGGGGCCCTCAGCGAAATGTTGACAAACATCTCTAAAGCCATCAGTGAGGGCAACTGGGATGCTGCCAAACAGTACATCCAGAACTTGGCGGACCAGATCCCCGAGCTCACCAAAAAACTGGCCGAGGCAATGGAGCCCCTCAAAGGGGCACTGGACCAGTTGAAACCACCAGATGACGCAGGTATCGGTCAAATGGCGCGAGAAGTAGAGATGACGGTCACCACCACTGCAGTGGTGCGGGCGCCTTTGTGGGTAGATCGCTTCGTGTCGGCGATCCGCCGGTTTGACGAAGCTACTCAACGCTTCGCCAATGCCAACGTGGTGGTTTTCCCCGCACCCGCGGGGATGGACCTTCAATCTCCGCCTGTGCCGCCTCGCGCTCCCTGTTTTCCCCGCACCCGCGGGGATGGACCGCTCGCGTAGGCCTCCGCGGCGATAAAGCGGAAGTTTTCCCCGCACCCGCGGGGA